GAGAAATAATATCATTATCTAACAATTCATAATTTACAGTTTCAATATCAAGATCAGATAATACTCCAGTAATTCTAAACTCAACTTTTTTAGTTAGGTCCCCGTCTTCATATCCATAATAAGTCTCATTGGAAATTAAAGATGAAGTTTTTGGTATTGTTATTGAATTTGAAGATTTTACATAACACCCTAAAAATTGATTTACACTTTTATCCGAATAGATAATTTCATTAGATCCGAAGAAAATACTTCCAGAATCATCAAATCCAACAGTAGAATCAACACTGATAATAGTTGTTCCACTTTCTAATGGTGTTACAATTACTTCTTCAATAACCTTAGTGTTTGGTGTGATAACAAATGTTCCAGTGACATTTGGATAAGTATCATCATATCCAACAAAAAAGTTAAGTTTGTAGTATGTTACACCATTCCGAGTAATAGTTTCTACTTCAGATACGGCAGCACTTGTAAATTCATCTGTGGTTTTTTTAATTGTTTGACCAACTAGTTTTGTTGGATTGCCAGAAATATTGCTTATAATCGCAACATCCCTTCTAATGTAACCAGCATCTGAAGGTTTGATTAAAAATCTTTCAAGATTAATTATGCTTGGGGTTTCCCCATATAAAACATTGAATAAAATTCTAAAAGACTCTGGAGTTCCTTTAGATTCATATAAAGTTCTTGCTTCCTTTATAAAATTACCAACATCAAGATTTTCAGTAAAGTCTAATCCTTCTAGACCTGGAGTTAAACTAAATTTTATTTTTTTATAAAATTCCTGTAAAAAGAGAGAACTTAAGTTTTGTACTGAAGATCCTGATGTATGAGAAGATGCGGAAGACTGACTAAAAACTAACTCACCATACTGTAAATCTTTATGGTAGTTTGTAACGCCACTAAATCCTCTAACACATCCTGTAAAAGTATTACCCGATATGGCAGTATATGTAATTATTTCTTCATCAATTTTTAAAAGACCATATCTTGCAGGAAATCCCCTAGTGCTAGATACGGAAATATTAACCGCAGATGAAGTAATATTTTCCTCAAGAGTTGTATAACCAACAACTACTTCTGGAGTAAGATTGTCAAGTTCAATATATTGATCTAAGTTTTCTGCAATATCTACAGGACCACCTTGATATTCTTGAGAAATATAATATTGCTTTAAAAATTCCGCAGCCTTTGGACTTTCATCTAAGATAAATTCTGGAAGCTGACTATCAATTATCTGCTGTATTTTTACCCTAGATTCAAAACCCGTTTGTATCATACTACGACCTCATTAATTTCCCGTTTGAGTAACTTGAACGATACGAATTTTTTGTAAAAACAGTACCGGAGATATCCTCTCCAGACGCAATTGTATCCTTTACCATATTTATTTGACTTTTTGAAACGTCAAAAGACACGTAAAGATCTTTAAGACCAACAACATCATTTGACTCTGGATATGCTTGTATTTCGATTAGATCATTTACTAAATCCGTCGATGTAATTGTAACTGTATTGAGAATTATTTCACCATTTTCATAATTAACAACTCCAGCAGACTCAATAACTACAAAAGGTTCTAATGATGTAGTGTTAATTCCTGCAGAGGTTTGAAGTGGTTTTACAATTGAAATGATTCCAGTTTTACCATCAGAATTTGGGGTATCTGTGAGATATACAGTATCCGATTCATTTAAAATTTTAAATCCAGTTGATTTAATATTATATGCAATATTATTAGATTTTTCATTTACATGAAATTGATTTCCAAAACATATCTCATATTGAGCTGGTCTATTGATAAGTGCCTTCAAATCTCTTCTAATTCTAACTCTAGTGATGTTTGAGGTAATTGATGTGTCAGTATTATCAATTACTTGAAGAAGTTTGCTATATTTAAATCTCCCACCAAACTTATTCAAATCAACGGACTGAGAATATTTGTTAAGTGAATTAGTTATTCTCGTCTTTAAATCTGAAACACTTCCAACTTGATTGGAGTTATAATAGACATAAGACTCAACTTCAACGTAAAGTATTTTAAGATCTATTATTTTAGGGCGTATTCCAGAAACGCTATATTGTATCAATTTAGAAAGTATCTGCTCTTTATCAAAATCTGAAACGAACGTTCCATTTTTTGGTTTAATGCTAATCGATACAGTTCCATACTCTGGTGGATTTAATTCTTCTCCACCAACTACAGAAACTGATTCTGCATTTCCATATATTTTTGATTTGATAATTGTCTCATAATCACTTGCGGTTACTGCCCTATATTGAGAAGAGTATAATCGAGGAGCAAAATATCGGATAGAATCAATTGTTTCTATATCAGACCCATTTTGTGCATTTTGATTAGTAGTAACTGTAATTGTATTTGTTGCAATAACATTTCTATCATCTGCATCTTTAAAAGATCCTGCAAAAGTAAATGAATCTGCCCCATTTCCATCTTTGCCGCTTGTAATGATATAATTTGCAGTAATAATTGAGGAGTTTTCAAGTTTTTTACCAAATACTCCATCTCCAAAAAGAAGTTGATACTTTTCGTCTTGTACTTCTTGAACCAAGAAGATTTCTGAATTTGAATCAACATCAAAAATATTATCAACTAAAGAATATAAAGATCCAAGTCCACTATCACTAATACCTTTAACATATACTCTGATTGTTGATTTATCAATAAATGGATTATCAAGTATAAACTTTTGATCGAGTGAAGCATCAACAGTAAATTTCTTCGTTAAAAACGTTCCCTCTCTGATTGTGATATTGCTGAATGTTGCAACTCCGTTTACAACAGGAACTGTAATATTTTGAGGAATTGAAAATACATAAGAAGATCCTCTCACAAAACCAGTACATACGAGTCCTGCCTGCAATGTAACTGAGGAAGTATATACTGGAGTGCCGTCTTGTAGTGTTTGGTCCGGATCTACCGTCACACTAAATGAAACAACTGCACTTGCAGCGTTTCTTGAATAAGGAACATATCCAATGTTTCTAGCAAGTGAAACAACATTTTCTCTTACAGTTGCAGAATCCAAAAAGGATTCATTTACAACCATATTTGAATTGAATGCTGTAATGTAAGTATTATATGCTAACGTGTCGATTAAAACAGAAAAATTCGATCCTTCAAAATCAAAGTCCGTAAATGTTGAATTAGCACGGAGATAATCTTTGATTGAAGTTTTTATCTGATCGAAATCTAGATTTGTAAATTGAGTAAAAGGCATTTTATCTTGTTGCCTCTAATATGAATGAAAATTGTTGTGTTGGAACTTCTTGCCCAATGATATCAAAAATTACAGTTACTTCAAACTCATTTGTATCTGGACTTGGATTAACTTCAATATCAACATTATCAACTCTAGGTTCATAATTTGAAATTGTATTGATGATTTGCTCTCTAATTACAGATGCGGTTGCAAAATCAACAAACTCAAACAAACTAGAACGAACATCAGATCCCAAACTTGGATTAAAAAATCTTTCGTTTGGGATTGTTTCCACAAGATTACGAATTGATCGTATAATTGCATTTTGATTTTTCAAAATTGGCAGGTCTTTTGTCACAGGATGTGGGTCAAAAGACAGACTAATATCCTTAAATGATCTAGATATTCGTGTAACTGCCATTGGATATGAAATTTCTTGGATTATTTATGTTTATTTCCAGGAAGAACCGTATCCAGGTTCTGTTCCATATTCCCAATCATCATAATCCTCATCATTACGAATTTTTTCATGCAACTCTTGTTGCTTTTTTAAGTTATGCTTTGGTGCCAAATCATGCATAACTTCTTGAATGACTCTTTTTGAAGGTGTAGGTTCATAATCTGTAATGAGGTGAGTGGTTCCCCACATCTCTCTCATATAATTTTTGTCTCTATCTACGGGTAAGTTTGACATTTTGCTCCTGTTTTAATGATTAAAACAGAACTTTTATGAAGGAGGTTGCTATCTCCTTACACTTATTTAACGATCTACTTCCCGAAGTCTAAAATTGTTTGAATTTAAGTATTTAAGTATTTCTAAAGCAATTAATTTTGGATTTCCTTCACCACAAGTATAAACATCAACTGCTATGCAACCTTTTTCTGGCCAAGTATGACAAGAAACGTGACTTTCTGCAAGGGCAATGACCACAGTACATCCTTGAGGAATAAAACAATGAGAAAAAATATTCAAGATTGTCATATTTGCTCTCTTAATTCCTCTTTCCATTACTTCTTGAAGAGAAACTAAGTCATTTAGAAGACTAAAGTCAACATCATACACCTCTAACAGC